ATGACTGATGAAATAGTATTTAAAAGTAGAATACAAAAAAGCATTATTTTAACAAGAGAGGATATAAGAGGGCTAGTAGAAAAATATTATGATATAGAGCTTGAAAGCTATACCGTGAGTATTAAAGGTTTAAGAGGTGTTTTAAAATGATATCTCTTGAGATTGTCGGTCTTATTGTTTTCTTTTTTGTTGTTGGTTTCCTTATTTACGCTAGAGCTAAAGAAAAGAAAAAGGTTAAAAAGTGAGAGATGATAAATTTAACGTGTACCTTAACTTATTCGTTATAGTCGGACTTATTCTTTTATTCGCTGTGGTCATGGTAAGAACACCTTCTAGTTATTGTGAGCGTGGTAGTAGTTACAGCGATTACAACATTATCACTTATGATGATTTCGAGACTCTCACCGAGGAGTACTGCGACGTTTACGTAGATGATCATACCGACCGACAAGAAGACTTTTTTAATGAACATGATCTAAAGAGGTTCTGCGAATGAGCTTTTTAACCGTTGTAAGTATATTAGCAATAACAGTCTTTATTACAATAATAACCCTTTTAATATGGACGCACTATAAATTAAGTTTAGAGAGGAAATACCAAAAATGAGCGAGAACATGAGAGAAACAAACAACATTAAAGAAACACTTAGTTTCAGAGCTAAAAACCTTGATAACTACTTAAGCAGTATGAAAAAGTTATTAATACAAAAAGTAATACAAAAAGCAGAAATCGAAGACCGCTTAAAGATTTTAAACAAGAATCTTAAAAACACCGAGAAAAAAATCAATATTAACAACGATTTCCTCGTAAACAACAAAGAGGTTAAAATATGATACCCGATAAGAAATACAAGATATTCAACTATTTAAAAGCAAACAAGAAAAACCGTTATATGATCATAGAACTAGCGAGAATTCTCAATATCGACAGGCACACATGTTCAGGTTACTTGAAGGTTTTAGAAAGTGAAGACAAAATAACCTTTAAACAAGCAGGGATTTACAAGCTATATAGCTATAAAATACAAAAGAGAATATAGAAAATGAAAATAACAAAAGCACAAAAAGAAGTGATTGGTACACAAGCATATATAAAACTATTAGGTAATGAACTAATTCCGAAACAAGTTAAAGAGTATGATTATGAAGCAAACAGACAAGGTTGTACAATAAACAACTACGCTTTTTATAGACGACACAAATTGGAAAGTGTTTTAATATATGTTTTCTTTCTATTAACTTATTTCAGTTTGGGCTATATAGTAGGAATACTTATTTAATTTTCTTTTTCTTGTAATTCTTTCATTTCGGTCTTTTTATCCTTTTTCTTATAAGAATAGTGTGTTTCATCGGTGAAAGTTTGGGTTTGCTTCTCGAGTCTTTTCTTAGGTGTCAGGTACTCGGGAGACTCTACAAGATGCTCCTCACCGTCTCTATAAGTAACGAATTTATACTTCCCGTCACGGTTTTCTCTTTTGTAAGAGTAGCGCCTGTCTTCGTAATATTGTATTTTATAACTTAGTATTCGATAGCTTTTAAGATAGCTTGCTATATCATCGTTATAATTGTTCTTGTTAAAAACTCTTTCTCCGCGCCTGTGGTTGAGTTTGTACAAGGCGTTAAGGACTGATTCCTCGATCATTTGATTAATATGTCTTTTCACGTTCACGCTTTGACTGCTTCCTGTTTCAACGAATTTAGATCCGTTCTTCATTTCTAGGACTACGTTAACCTCTAGCCGACCGTGAGCGCTTAATAAACTTTTTGAGTTATACATTTTTATTCTTCTTCCTCTTCGAAGATTGTTTCTTCCGTGTCGTACAGGTTGAAATACTCGTTTCCGATAAAAACCTTTTTCTCGTACCTTTCTCTTGTATTAATATGGTTTGTTATTAATAAAAGGTTGTTTTCTTTATAAGTAATTGGTAGTTCTGTTTTCTCACAGTCTATAAATATTGTTGTGTTGTCTCTTACTCTTTTATCTATTTGGTGTCGGTGTTGTGTTGTCCCCATTAACTTAACTTTTTGTTTCCTCGTTTGAGTAACGAAATAACTACCTAAAAGATTCTTTTTACCTACGCTTCGTCTAGAATCCATGAAGGTATGTAGCTCGTCTATAAGTATTACGCTGTTATAAATTTCTTTCTTATTCTTCGCAAACTCTGTGATGAATTTGGTTGTTATTGGGGTGTAAGAAAAGTTAAGTTTCATATTACTTAATACGTTATATCCTTGATCGTAATACCTTTTCGCTTCTTTTACCATGCTAAGCGTTTTACCGCTCCCCATAGTTCCCACATATATAAGTATCATTTTTATTTATTATCTTTATACAGAGGTATTTTTCTTCCTCTATTAGAAAATATATAGCCAAAAGGTTTTCTTTTTGTTTCTTTTTTCTCTTTACGTTGTACTATAATATAAGATATTAGCCAAAGCAAATAAATAAGTCCTAAAATATATAATAACTGAAACATAATTATACCATAAGAAAGTTTACCCTCGTTAATCATCATATAGTGCATACTTGCAACGTAACTATAAAAAAACATTATGCTAACTATAACACCCATTGAAGTCATTAACCCATTATTTATTTTCTTTATTGTTATTTTCATTTCTTAACCTTTCTTAATCTTTTTTTGTTTTGTTCTTAACAAGCCCAGTTTGATTTTTAGGTTTATCTTTGCTTCTTCAAGTTTTAGTATTTGCGAAAGGACTGATCGTTTTTTATCGTACAGCTTGCCTAGTTCCCTGTTTATATTCTTCTTCTTATTCTTTAATGCATGAATCATTCTTCTGTCATTACTCCCCATGCTTTTAGTTTCTTTTTAAATATCGCTGTTTGTACTTTTAAGGTTTTAAATTGTACACGCTCTTTAATAGTAAGCCCTACTAAGCGTTTCCTTTCGGTCATAAGATGAAGACCTAGAGGTAAGAACATTAGCTTTTGAAACTTATTTTTTGTGTTCTTAAAAGATAGTTCTAGTTTACGCTCGTCATTCTCTAAAGACTTAACATCCTTATACGCTCGTCGTTTATTTATTGGTATAAAGTCGTTAGTTAAGCCGTCCATTTTGGAAACCCCCGAGGTTTTGACCGCCATTAATACCCAAAAGTTGTTCTTTCTTTATACTATCAATATACTCTTTACGAGATTTTCGACCTTTACTTAAACGTAATTGCATAAGGTACTTTAATGCTTTTCTAAAGTTATCTAGCTCTAGCTCGTCACATAAAAAAAGGAGTCTTGATATACTAGACGTTTCGTCTAGGTCTACATCTGTTTTAACTTCAATGTCTTCTTTGCTGAATAGTTCTTTGCTTTCTTTGTCTTCTTTAACACTTTTACTTATTAGGTCTTCGATTTGTGTTATGTCTTTAAGTTCCGCTTGTCGTTTCTCGCTAACCATTTTTAATCTTTAACCTCTACAAGATAAATTCTTTTACATACTCTACATCTTACTTTGTTAGGTTCTAAAGTTCCAAATAAAGTGTTTGTGTTACAATGCGGACAGGTTTGTTTTATATTTACAAAAACCATTTTTATACACCTTTGACCGCTTCAACAAACACTTTTTTAAGTAGTGCAATGTTTTCGGGGTTATCTGCTATTGTAACACCGTTTTTTAATGACCATAACAAACCAACGCTTAAAACACCAAGAACGATACTTATTAGTATTAGAAGGTTTTCTGTATTAAGTACTTCTTTTTTAAATAGTTTTGCTATTAGTTCGGTTTCGATTATTGCTTTAAGGTTTTCAGGGTTTATTCGTGTTTTGGTTTCGTTTATACCTTCTTTATTTCGGTTAAAAAATATAGGGTTTACGTTGCCAACATAGAAATAGATTTCTTTCCCTCTCCAGTTAGTAACTACTGCTTTACTGTCGTAAACGTAACGACCTTTACCTTTCTTGAGAGTGGCTTTAATATTTTCTTGTTTGTATCTGTTTCGGGTGATGTGTCCACCGTCACTAATAAAACCAACGTTTATTGTTTTTGTTAAGAAGTTTCTACGGAGTATTATTACCGCCATTGTTATCATGCTACCGAAGAACGCTAAAACACCGATTACTATTGAGATGTTTGCGCCGTTGCTTAAAACCAT